TCATATCCACTTCCTTCTACGAATTTCGTAACAGGTCGTTTCAATGTCACAGCATCTGAGCTTGCAAATGCTTCAATTACTTTCACTAGGGGTTTTGCCATTGTAACAGCATCAGCCGATGACTGTGCCTCCAAAACAATTGGTTTTTGTTGTTTCAGAGTCACACAATCAGCCGAAGTTTGAGCTTCAATGACAATGGGAGTTTGTCGTTTGAACGTAGCCAAATCAGCAGAAGCAAATGCTTCCACCTTAGGGGTATTGACTAAGCTCTCAGGGTCCTCTTCGAAAAATCTATTCATCTCACCAAAAACTAACTCTATTGCCTTTCCTTGGAAATTCAAGAATCGGTTCTTGGTGATCAAAATAGTTTTATCTGTCAATTTTGCATGGTTGTCGATGGTTGTGAGTATGTATTTGGTAACTTTCGGTACCAATACTACTCGGTGTTTTGGTTTCAGTAATGTCAAAAGGTGTTCCTCAACTTGAGAATGGTTCATATTTCTCAAATCAAGGGACTCTTCCAATTTCCAAAACTGATTCAATTCACGGTCCGGTAATACTAGTGTAACACCAGTATTTACGAAGTGCCTTTTCGTTGCCTGTTTCTTCTTGTCTCCACAGCAAAGCCATTTCCAGAATCCTACTATAGTAAGAATACCTAATAGGGTTCCTAAAATGACTCCAGCTGTGGTCCAGGGATGTTCTTTTGCATATTCAATCATTTCATCCATCCATTTCTTGCAAACTGCAAGTCCTGAATTTAGAACTTTCTTTAAATATGCAACTCCAGTCTCAACTTTGGTGTAGTACTTCATTTCCTTTATCTTTTGCCATTGTTCGTCATAGTCCATTGTCGCCAGTTCAAAAGCTAAAGATGATATCTTCACAGCAATTCCTTCATATGTATATACAATGAAATCACTGCAACTCTCAATCATCTCTTTCAATTTACTGGGTTCAATGGGTTCTAGGTCGGGGTTGATTGTCACTTGTTCAGTAGAACAAACAAAATCTGCTACTTGCATCTGCACTTGAAGTTCGTTATCAAATGCGTCAACAAAAGCATCTTCCATTGTTCTACTTACTGCCTGGTCTATTATTTTGCTTCGGTTCGCTCGTTTCACTGCATAGTCCATCAAATATTCGTTTAACTTAGCTGAATCATCTCTGCATTGAGTAGTTCGTTCCAAACACATATCTAGAAAAGTTTCGTATTCTAGATCAGTTTGGTACTTTTCACCACTTTCTGCATCAATTAAATCTACTAAGTATGGAATAGTTGAATGGATGTCTCCAGTTATCCTTTGTACTTTTGCCTTGTCCAGTCGTGTAACCATTTTTCCAGCTGATTTCGACCAACATTCCTTCGTAAACTCCTCCTTGTTACGCACCTCAGCACACAGATCTACTCTGCGTCTGAAAGCATCGGGAAAAGTTAACGAATTCACGTCTTGTTCGAAAACATTTGAAGTCATGATTATCACTTTCGATGTGAATTTTGTTTTGCGCTTATCTTCTAAATGGGCCATATGTAGGGGATAGGGGGCTATATTAGCTGTGCGAATCAATTCCATAAACTCGGGGTTTGGGTTAGCAGATGAGTCTCTCATCTGCCCGAAATCATCATAACATACTATATTCTGTCCTTGATAATTATCCCAAAACTCTTGTTCAACATTTCGCATGTAAATGTTTTTGGAAAAGTTTCGCATTTCGTCTACGTTATCTAATAGGCTATTATTTAGGTCTATTGCTAGGGGCCATGTCATACCTGACTTTCCACGTCCAGATTCACCAAAGAGCCATATCACTATGGGTTGTGTCCTTGGTTTATTTCCAAACGCTCCAGAAGTATCTACTGCTTTAAATACTTCAGTCAAATATCTCATGTGGGTATTGAAACTAATAGTTAGTTTCGATGGTAATTTCATTTCGGCAATTTGTCGAGAGATATCCAATCCTTTCTTATACATGTTTTCAACACGTTGAATTTCATGAATATCTTTCATAATTGTCTCAACTACTGATTTACCATCAAAACTTCCATCAGTCTGTATCTTATGTCCTACAAGTTCTCGTACGTCATCGCACCAGGTTTTATAACCTTCTACGAGAACTTTCAGTTCTGCTTCTTGTCTTAATCCTAGGGTATTTATACCAAAATGTTCCAACATCGTTGAAATAGAGCCATTCAAAACAGAGTTAAGATCGCTCACGCCTTTTGCAGCGCGACCGAGATCTCCTACTCTTTTAATCATAGCTTCCATTCCAGTTTTTGAAGGAAGGGTTTTGGTAAAGATAACACTTAATACTAAAAATATTGCACTTACTATTATATTAGGTTGTAAAAGAACTTCATAACTAGGGATATCAATTTGCATCGAAACTTGAATAATTGGGTTATTCGAGCTTAATGCTTGACGTCCATAGGTCAAAAGTTCCTTAATCTTATCCATATTTATCTTAATATTACTTACATATTTCTTAATTAGTCTAAACACTTCTACTGCTAAAGAAGCCAATTTCATCGTGGGTTTAGCAAAGCTTACTTGTAACAGTGCACTGACAATGTCTACACATACATCAATTACACTTATTGTTCCAAATAATTTTGCCTCACATTTTGAATATGTCTGTCTAAAGCCTGAAAGTGTTTCTTCTAGTTGGGGTATTAGATTATCGATTATAGAATTAGTTTTGTCCAGAGTACTATTGAATTTAAATGCTGTTCCTTTGATTATGTCCTTTTCTTCGGTGAAGTCCGGGAATAATCCTTGCATTTGTACATCAATAATATCTCTTATTTTCTTAGGGGTTGTCATATGGGGGCGGAATTCTTCTCTTATTACTCTATCAATATGTTGTTGCATCTTGATTTCTTCATAAGATTTAGAAGTCCGTTTTCGCTTGTTTCGTCGTTGGCAGATCTCTTTATAAGAATACTCAACGGGTCCTGGGTTCAATTCAACATCTCCTGAAAGGAGAATCATGATTTGTTCCCAAGTTCCGCATTTGTATAACTTATTCAAAAATCCTATGCGATATAATTCATACCAGAAATGTTGTGAAACATAAATGGTAGGAATTATAGGCATTCCTCTCCAATTCAAATCTGCGGGTACATGTTCTAAATATTTCAACAATAAAGTAAACCAAGTTTGTGAAAACTCGGAATCCATTAATGCATCATATAAATTTTCATGGTACTCACAGTTCAAATCCCAATACTCTACGTCCTTTGTTCGGTGATCTTTGTCGTATATGGATAATGTGAAACCAATACAATTAACATCATGATGTAAGATGTGAAAATCATATTGATCTACATACACCATCTTCAATACAAGAGCCCTCTCAACTTCATCAAGTGAAAAGAATTCACTATCATTCATTGAAAGAACTTTCATACTGGAAAGATATGTTAGGGGGGCGGGTTGTTTGGTGATT